CCGCTTACTTGCTGAACAAATAGAACTTTATAAAGAACTTAGAACTTATGAAGACGCTCAATCTAAAGCCAAAACCACCTATAAAAGAACTCGTGATATTGTTCTTATTCGAGATACTATTACTCGCGTTGATGTTCTCCGTTTGGTGAACAGTTGCGACAGCGTTATCGCGTCCGATTCACTCGTAATTAACAACCTCAAAGAACAATTAAACATTGAGGGTGAAAAGGTAAACAACTTACAAGAAGTGGTCGTTGCTTATGAACAGAAGACCGATGTATTAACCGAAGAAATAAACACTCTAACTGCTGAAAAGAAAAAGTTAGACAAACAATTAAAGCGCAGAAACCGCGCTTTAATCTTTACAACGTCTGTCGCTGCTCTTTCTACTTTTGTTCTGAGTGTTTTACTTTAGATTCTATAACAATATCTTCGCTCATTAGTCTCTTCTTTTTAATCCTATTGACCATAAGTAATCGTCAACTTCTTGAGGCATGCTTTCCATTTGATTTTTTAATTCTGTAAAATATTCAATATCATCAGCATCACATTCCTCTAAAATTTTACCGCTCAATATTCCAAGAATAACAAATTGTTTAGATCCAGTCTCAAATTCCTCAAGTGTTATCAAATTATTTTTATCTAACAATTGAAATACAACTTGTTTTCTTAATGTTGCTCGATAAATATAACTTTCTAAATCTTTCTTTTTTTCAATCTTGACCTCGTCAAATTGAATTAAATCAATTATTTTGCTCATATATTAGTATCATCTATAACATAAAACTTCAAAGAGAACTCAATTGCTTCACTTAAAAAAGTGTTGCGACTATTTTCACCTCGTTTCTCGTCTATCTCGTTCCACAGGTCTTTGTGTAAGTACACACATATTCCTTTTTTAGTTTTGCTTTCTGGCATCTTCTTCAATTTTTAGTTTCTTCAAATACAAGGCAAGGTCTAACGCTTCTTCGTATGCGTGTTGTAGCCATTCAGAGCGCGTTAAATCTTGTCGGTCGAGTGTTGTTCCGTACGTCTCCATTCCCTTCGCTTCTCGCGATTCTAATTCAGCAATAACTTGCGTGAGTAGATTACTTTTCTTCATTCGGCTTACTCATCATTGAACCAATCATTAACGCAAGATATATTTTCTCTTTCGCGTTCAAGTCCTTTCGCTGTGAAAGTTCAAGGAGAATATCTCCAAGAATCTTTCCTTGTTGAAAGTAGTTCGCAAGCGAATTAACAATTTCGCGTTCGCGGTCGTAAGTCATTTTTAAAGACTCGTATAGTGGTGTATTTTTCATTTCGTAAATGTATGCTAAATTATTTTATCCGACAACATATTGTCCATAAGAAGGGTTGAGTTCGAAGTACATTCGCATCATGATAGCGTCGGCAACGTCTGGCGAAATACCTTCGCGGTTCTTGATTACATCCTTCGGGGTTACTTGCAACTTTCCGTCTACGTCTGCGCGGTGTCGCTTAATCATTTCTAATTCACGGACGATTTGTTCTTTGCGCGTACTTGAAAGAATAGTGAGCCGATTCTCCTCAACGTATTGAGCCAATTTGTAGTAACATTCGCTTTTCAGATTTTGGTATTGCGGGTGCTTGGGTTTAGATCCGTTCTGAAATCCTAAACACTTCAAAAAGTCACAGACTCCTCCGCCCACCCCATCTTCATCCGCGATGATGTTTTGAAGTAATATGTTGTGTTCTTTGGCTACAACGCGAATCTTGTTCACCACTTCGTCCAACGCTGCACGATTGAGTTCAATTATATCGATAATAGTAAGACCTTCCCAAACGCAGATAATCGTTCTATCCTTCCCGAAACGCGCAATATCGGCTGTTATGTACTTCTTTCCTTCGTCTATTACTTCGTTCCTAAACATTCGAAGAAGATTTTCCGTGTTGAATAGTTTGTCGCTGTCGTCGTCGAACTCCCAGTTGCCTTCGAGTAGACGTTTTCTGTCATATTCGGGAAGTTTTTGTAAGTTCTCTAAATACGTCTGCGAAATGTACGGGTTATCGGTTGGCAATGCTTGGACAAACGCACGGTCATTTCTTAATTCACCTTTCAAATTAGCGTAGTAAAAGTCATTATACAACCAACCTTTTGAAGGGTTACAAGTCATTAATCCCTTTGCTCTGTCGTTAATCAATTTGTAACGTACACGGCTTTGCAAAATGTCAATACAACGCTTTGAAACTTCCGCTACTTCATCTACGAAATAGTCTGTGATTTCAATCGAACCAAATCTCTGAAAGTCTGGATCTGAAGGCATATCTGCCAAGTCCATTAATATCGTTTGACTTCCGTTGTACCACTTAATAACGTGGTCTTGTCCGTTGTATGTATAGTGAACGTTTGGTTTTAATCCGTGCAAGGTGCAAAGTTCAAAGAAGGTTTGCATCGTTGACAAGCGCAACTTCTTTAATTCAGCACGACCGATTAAACCCTTCGTCCCTGGGTATTTTAGTCTTCGTTTTATCTGCCAATCGCAACCGAGAAAAGATTTTCCACTAAACACACCGCCACCATACAAGACCTGCGCAATAGGACTTTCATAAGACAAAAGTTCCAACGCGTGTTTCTGTTTGTCGTGGTAAATTATTTCGGGCATTAAAATAGTTTTAGTTGTAATTTTTCTAACCTGTCCATTTCAGCAATTACCTTGAAAATTTCATAGGCAACTTGTGGAACGATTGCATTTCCGTATCCCTTTATTGATTGTTCTCTCCATTTAGAAAAGGTAATTCCGTCCAGTTTGTCGGAAAACCCATCATCTCCGCTACAAATGGGGGATTGAGTCGGGAAGTTTTTGAATCGTAAGGATGGTTTAAATGTATGTAGATATTCGTTAGTCTTTCTTTCCTGTCCATTCCATTGCTTGCAATCATGCTTTCCGGTTTGTAAGCCCCTTTGTAGTCGCTCGCACATGGTGTCGGAAGTAATCTTTTCTGCAACATTCTCGCTAATGTCATTGAGTGCATTGAACCTTCTTTCACTTGACTGCTCTTCATTGTCGCACTCGCGTTCGTGCTGTCGAAACAAGTTGGTGTTGGAAGCAACAAACCAAACTCTATCTCTTCGGTGCGGCGCACCGACGGAACAAGCTGGCAATAGTATCGGTTGTACGGTGTACCCTTGACTTTCCAAGTCAACGCACACTTCTTCGAAGACCATTCCCCCATTCCAATTAGTAAGTCCACGAACGTTTTCGCCCACGACGTAGGTTGGCTTAACTTCTGAAATGACTCTGAGCATATGCGGCCAGAGATGTCGCTCGTCCTCTTTCCCAAGTCGTTTACCTGCGCTTGAGTATGGTTGACAAGGAAATCCTCCTGTGAGTATGTCAATTGTTCCTCGGTGAATAGAGAAATCTGTCTTTGTAATGTCTTCATAACTAATTGAGTTTGGCCAATAATGATTTAAAACTTCGCGTGGGAAAGGCATCCATTCACAATGAAATGTATTGTTCCAACCCATCCATTCAGCGGCTAAATCAAAGCCACCTATTCCGCTAAACAACGATCCGTGATTCATTGCTTACTTAAATAAAGTTTATACAACTCACGAAAGCCTTCAAACTGAATCGATTCTTTGAGCAGTTGACGTTTGCGGTCACTCATTCGTTCAACCATTCCTTTGCTCAATTGCTGTTCATTAAAGACTGTCTTTCGTGCCTTCGCTTTGCAAAGATTGTATTCTTCGTTCGTGAATGTTTCAGCGGTTATACGCTTACTTTCTTCTAACCACCGCATCATTGACACACCTCGCAATTCTAACGTCGTATATTTTCCCTTTTTAAAACTCTCAATGTCTTCGTCTAACATTCTTCGCCAGCTGTCGTCGTTTACTGCCATTTCATTCTCTTTTATTAGTTCTGCTTTTTCCTCAATTGATTGCGCTATTTCACGCTGAATTTGTAGATTCGCTTTGTCCCTATGTGGTTTGTAGTGCGTCAACACGTCACCAATAAACGAAACGCTCAACGCTCCGAAATGCTCACACTTTTTACTCAGTTCATTCGCTGCGTTCAATTCAAATGCAAGATTAAAGTGTTCAAACGTAACCCAACGAAAGTGCTTTCCTATAAACTCGTGCAGCATCTGGAGTAGTTGCGCTTCGGGTAACGCTATTCCGTACATAGCGCAAACCTTCGAGCATAACTTAACGAACGTAGGTAGGTCGTAGTCGGCTACGAACGCGCTTTCTCTTTCCGCACGATCAACCCTTTGTGTAATTGTGAGCGTCGTTGTAGATGCGTTGCGCAGCATCGGAATCGAATTTTCCATTTTTGATTTTAGTGTTTTGGTTTGTAGTTACAAAGGTAGATAAGTCCCACTTACGAACGGCAGCTTTCCAGTCCTTCATTGGATTGCGTCCCACCTTCCAACCGTTCGCTTCGTAGTGAGCGTGAAATTTCTCGGTAAATTTAAGCGCGTCGTCGTTGCTTAGTTTCTCGCAGGCGTAGTCAAAAATTTCTTTTACGGTTGGTTTAGTGAATGTCGCCTTCTTTTCTTTTGTTGGTACTGGAAGTTGAGCGGTTTGCGTTTGCGCTTTCAATAGTTCTTGTACTTGCGCTTCGAGAATCTCAATTCTCTTTTTGAGTTGTAGTATTAACATTGTGGACCTCCGTAAGTTTTGTTGTAATGGTCAAATCTATCTTTCAAAATACATGTGAAACGAATATGATGTCCTTGTTCTCTTTGTTCAAGTTTATCCACATCAAAGTAATTACCGATTAACTTTATCTCAGTTTTAATAGCATCAATCATCTGCTGACGTTCCATTTGCTTGGCTTGTTCATAAACACTTTTAAACTTTTTAGTCATTTCAGATGCTTCAGCAACATAAAAAATATCTTTTATTTGCTCTTCCAACCATTCAACCGCAGTTTGTTTTTTCATATTTTCTCCTCTCTGATTTCTATTTTAAAAAGTTCTTTTAGTATCTCAATTTCGTGGTCTTTGAAATTGGTTATTCCGTTTTCGCGTAAGCAGTAATTCGATTGTTCGATTCCTAATTTGTACGCGAGGTATTCCTGTTTATAACCATAGAACATACGGTAACATTTGATTGATTTGTGAAATGGTATCATTAGTCCCAACCCTCCCCTTTAAAATCGTCTGCGTCTTCTTCTTTCTGGCAGTCGTAACAAAGACCTATTTCGTCTTCGAATAACTCCTGCACGTCGCTGTCGTCGTATTCACGGAAGCGAATGTTTTCGTTTTTAATTTCTGCAATACGTTCTTCAATTTGGTCTGAATCGCAGTTTCTACAATAGTCTTTCATAGGTTTTGATTTATTTTAATTTGGCTTTTCTTTTCGCTTCGAGTTCCTTTTGGTGTTCGATATGCTCGACAAACTTAGTGAAAAATTTGATTGGTTTAGCATAACCTATCGCGTTCATTAATTCGCATATGCGTTCAACAGTTGCAGCGTAGGCTTTGTCACATTCAATTTGCCACGTCGCTTGTTTGATTCCGTGCATTACTGTCGCGTGATCCTTTCCGTAGTGCTTACCAATTGATTCGAAAGACTGAAAGTAACAAGGACGGATAAGGAAGAAAATAATTTGTCGTGCTGTCACTATCTCGCGTCGTCGTGTTGGTGTATAAAGCATTTGCGATTGAATACCTACAACGCTGCATACAACGTCTTCAAGTGCTGACCAGAACACCTCACGTTCATTCTCAAGTTCCTGTTGTTGTTTAATCTGTTCCATACTTAAACGTTCGTGCTTAGGCGTTAGCATTGTCCATAGTGTTTCGAAACGTTCCATGTGTGCAAACGGTATCATATCTACTATCTGCTGTCTTATCTGTTCGTTAGTCATTGTTTTAATTTTCAAAAATTTCTATTGGGTTGCTTGTGTTCTTGTCAACGATTAAGGCAATTACTTTTTGTTGTTCGCCTTCTATCGCAGCGTCGCCAGTTCCAAAATGAATGTGACCGCTTAATTTATTATTTTCTAATATGTAAATAACAACGTCTGTATTCGGTTCGTACTCGCTTAAAAATTCAATTAGTTCTTTTGCGTTCATTTTATTTGTAATTAATTTGAAAACTTGATATTTGATGATAGTAAATCCTTTGCCAAGATTCAATGTCGTAGTCTTCGAAATTAAAATCAGAAGGCAAGTCATCAATTGGTTTGACAAAAAACACAACATCTGAATCATTGTCATGCCAATCATCAATATCCATATTCAATAATTCACATTTAATTGTTTCAACAACTTCATATTCTTTATTTTCTTCATTGTATTTTGATAAATCAACCCAAACTAATCTTTCAATTTCAATGTCTATTTCTTTACTTATTCTGAATATAGGATTTGATTCTATGTATACAAAACCTTGTTCTATTAGATTTTGTAATTTATTTATTTTATCTTGAATTTTCATATTAATCGTTTTCTTCGTTTATTAAAATGGTTGGTGTAAAGGTGCTGAATACTTCTTCGCGAGAAAGACCTGTGTGTAAACAAATGTTGTTGAAGTCTTTGATTCTCATTCGTTCGGGATGAGCGACGTAAAGTCGTGCCGTTGGATCGCTGATTCGAAGAACGTTCTTGAAGTTGTGCATTGTCTTAAATTGACTTTTGACAAGTCGTCCGAATGGCGTTTTATAGATTGCTTTATTCATTTCTTTAATAGTGGTTTAATTAGTTGCTCTTTCTTCTTATTGGTAGCGTGGTTCGTTCCTCTTAGTTCTGGGTTGTGTTCCTTAACTAAACGTGCGATGCGTGTGATGTTATCCGCGCTTACATACTTTCCGCTTTCGTACATCGCAAAGAAGTTGCTTGTGATGTCTTTACGTTCGTCGAACTGTTGCTCCCAAACGCGGACACATAGTGCTTTGTTGTTGTTGCGTAGCGTCTTGTATTTTTTGAGTAGATTCTCAACGCGCTTTTCAAGTGATACTAATTTTTTCATTGTATGGTTTATTATTCATTAAGTGTAATAAAAGGAACTTGTGTTTGCGTTTCCGTCCCTTTTACGACACGTTATATTTAGAATGGCAAGTCGTCTTCGTTTTCTGTTGACACTAAACCTTTAGCTTCGAGCATTGCCTTCGCCTTGTTCATTTGATCCGCAGCGCGGTCTAATCGCTTGCTAAACTCAGCAGATGAACTCACCTTGTTTTGCAACCACTCTGGAAGCATCTTGAATCTAAGGTCGAAGTCTTGTGAATCGTAGTCCAACAAGAACGAAGCGTTCACCTGTGGTGGACAAGTCATTCCTTTCGCAAGTGGCGACGCTCCCTTCAAGTCTGCATAAGTGCGCCCTGTGTTCGCTGTGCGGTGCATTACGCTAACCATTGCTTCTTTACCGAGTAAAGTACCAATGTCGAATTTGTTCGCTTCTGCGTCGCTCATTGACTTACCAAGCCAAGATTGAACGAAAGCTCTTAGTCCGCTTTTCTCGTGCATTGAAAGAGTGAAGTCGCGTCCGATTGAGAAAGGTTGTTCACCTTTGCCAAAGTCAGCAAGTTCTAAAGGTAGTTCGAATACTAAGCGAACCTTGTTCACTAACTTTTCTTCGCCTTGATAAGTGTCGACGATTGTTCCGATGTGAATGATTTGGTAGCAACGTGCGACGTGCGTTCCTGCAGGGACTGTCTGTCCCCCGCTGTTGTTGTTGTTGTTTTGGGCGATAATGCTCATTGTGTTGTTATTTATTTGTTTGTTGTTGAATGAATTAATGTATTGTTCGAACTTAACTGCCAGTTCCGCGTCGGATTGTATGTGTCGCGTTTGGCTTTCGTGCAAATCGGATTGTTCGTTTATCCGTTTGAAGTAACCCATTTAGATTTTATCTTGAAAGATTCGGTAGTCAAATTCAAAAGAGATTCCGTCTTTTTTTAATCTGATGTAATGAAGATCGTATTCGGGTTCATCACGTCGAAAGAAACGTCCAAGAACATCGAACTCAAATACATTTCCTTTTTCGTCTGTGAACTGGCGTCCTTCGTTTTCGGAAAACCATCCTGTTTCTTCTTCGTGAAAGTTTTCTGCGATGCCTTTTATTTCTTCATTCAGACGCTCGATGTCGTCCATTGAAAAGTGATAAGTAATTTTTGGATTGTACATTGATTTTGATTTTTAGTGGTTACAAATGTATTCAATTAATTGATCGTTCCAACGCGCTTCCGAAAGTTTTTGACATTTCTCGATGTTCGCGCTAATCTCGTTGTGGCTTAGGTTGTAAGCGTTCGCTGACGAATAAACGCAAACAAAATTACTTTTCTTCTGTTGGGGTTGGTAGTTCTTTGATATTCGCTCCAGTAAAGCTGTTGAGCGCTCGTTCAAGTCTGTCAATTTCCCATTGACAATACGCATCCCAATCCAATGTTCCGTTTCTCGAATTATTCCAATAATCAATGGCTCTAAGAAATAAAAGTAATCGCAAGAAACTTCGAACACGACAACGGTTGGTTTCAAGAAAACGAAGGTCGCCAGTTCGTTGACGAAAAAGGAAACATCTTCGACTTTGATGTTCTTGGACGTTTCTTCCGCAAAGATGAACCACTATTCGACATTCACTACGTTCGTTTGAAGAAAGACGGAATCACTTTCGAGTTCGACTACCGAATCTTTCAAGACCATATCTAAAATGGGTTACTACAAGCGAATAAGCGAGGAAGAGCAGATGTCAGCAAACGAATGGTTCTGGCAAAATGAAGAAGCGAAACTCGCGAACAAATTAGAAATTTATATAAATCAACAACAAATAAACAACAACATGAGCATCATTGCCCAAAACAACAACAACAACAGCGGAGGACAAACAGTACCCGCAGGAACACACGTCGCACGATGTTACCAAATCATTCACATCGGAACGATTGTCGACACCTATCAAGGTGAAGAGAAATTGGTGAACAAGGTTCGCTTAGTATTCGAACTACCACTTGAAACAGCCGACTTCGGCAAAGGTGAACAACCATTCTCAATTGGACGCGACTTCACTTTGTCAATGCACGAAAAGAGCGGATTACGCGCCTTCGTTCAATCGTGGCTTGGAAAGGCAATGAGCGACGGAGAAGCAAACAAATTCGACATCGGTACTTTGCTTGGAAAGGAAGCAATGGTGAGCGTAATGCACCGCACAGCAAACACAGGACGTACTTACGCAGACCTTAAAGGAGCGTCACCACTTGCGAAAGGAATGATTTGCCCACCACAGGTGAACGCTTCGTTTTTGTTGGACTACGACAGCGAAGACTTCGACTTGCGCTTTAAAATGCTTCCAGAGTGGTTGCAAAACAAAGTTAGTTCTTCTGCTGAATTTAGCAAACGTTTGGAACGCGCTGCGGATCAAATGAACAAGGCAAAGGCAATGCTCGAAAAGAGCGGGTTAGTTCAACCAACGCAAGAAGACGAAGACGAATTGCCATTCTAAATGAATAAGATGTCATTAAAGGGTGTTATCTCAGACATAATGCCCTTTTATGACACTTAATGAATCAAAATCAATACAATGAAAAAATTAGTATCACTTGAAAAGCGCGTTGAGAATCTACTCAAAAAGTATAAGACGCTTCGCAATAACAACAAAGCACTTTGTGTGAAAGTTTGGGAACAACAGTTCGAAGAGCGCAAAGACATAACAAGCAACTTCTTTGCAATGTACGAAAGCGGAAAGTATGTAAGCGCGGACAACATCACTCGCATAGCGCGACTTGTTAAGGAACACAATCCAGAACTGCGCGGAACGAACTACCAAGACAACAAGAAGAAAGCGCAACTAATCAAACCACTATTAAAACGATGAATAAAGCAATCTATAAAACCCCATTCGGGCGACTTGTCAAGATGAACTTCAAGACGATGAACAACTTCAAGAACGTTCTTCGAATAAGCGACCCAACGGCACGACTTTACCTCGCACACCCAGAGCGAATGAGAATCAAAGACTTCAACAACATTTGCCTTCACACAGGGCTTTCAAGAGAAGAAGTTTTTTCAACCTTTACACCAACCATTTTAATAAACGAAGAGAATGACTAATCAAATAACGCTCAATTTAGAACAGGAACAAGTAGTGTTTTTGTACGATGAAGTTGCGGAAGGTAATCTTTATGTAGCTTATGAACCTTGGAAAATAAAACAAAACTTTGAAAATTTTACTATTGAAAATCCTTTTCCAGATAGGAATATGAGATATAGTTTAAGAGAAGGACATGTGTTTATAGCTAATCGATATCAAGATGGTCAAATTTTTCAATTTTTACTTTTAAAAGGCATAAAAGAAAAGTTTTTTAAAAATCACAAAGACGAAGATGTTAAACATTTTTATCACATATTTTTGAAGTTTGCTTTTGAATTAAGAGAACAAAAAACATTCGGTGACCTAATTAAATTTTCTGACAAATACAACAACTAAAACAATGACTAACGAACAAATAAGACAGCAGATAGTAGATATGATACCTTTTGCACATATGGAACGATTCGAAACACTTTGGACAATGCTTACTCCGAAATACGAGCGTTTGAGCAGCGAACAAATCAAACAACAACAAGAACTTGAAAACGAACGTGAAGTGTTCTGGAGCGCACTCGAAGACGTTGTTTGTAGCGTTATTGGTATTCAGTCGCAAATGCTTTACACACCAACAAGACGACGTGAAATAGTAACAGCAAGACAAATTATTTTCTTTTTAATCCGTCCTTGTTACTTTCAATCATTCGATTCAATAGGCAAACACTACGGCAAAGACCACGCTACGGTTATGCACGGAATTAAACAAGCAACTTGGCAAATTGAATGCGATAAAGCCTACGCGGCAACCGTTGAAAGAATCTGCGAATTGATGAACGCGATGGGTTATGCTAAACCTATTAAATTTTTTACTAAATTTGTCGAGCATATCGAGCACCAAAAACAACTCGAAGCGAAAAGAAAAGCCAAACTTAAATAAATCAAACACTATGAAAAGCGAATTAACATTTTGTCCCAACTGCGACAAAGAACTTTTAAACGAGCGCGTAGACTTCGTTCTTGAAGATCAA